GATTTGTTAGATGATTGCATAGGATTGCTGATTGTTTAACGTTTAGGCTTTCCGATGATCTTCCTCATTTCCTGTTCAAATTCGTGATCTTCTTTGCACCAATCATCACAAAAAGATCCGAATTCTATAGGGGAGTTACAAGCTAGGCAGTATCCATCTTGATGCTGCCTTTTTAATTTTGGGCCTCGATGCTTTTCTTCATCGTAATCCTGCCCGTTTTCAAATGGTTTTGTCATAACCGCCCTTCAATGTCATAACCACATTCAGCCCCAACTATCGCGCCTTTATCAAATTTGAGATAGATCACCGATCCTGTCGGGTAGCAGTTGAGATAATGACTTGCGCAGCTCATTTGAGAAGTTGACGTCCACGCACATAATATCGAAAAAATGATTCGCCTTCTGCATCGCTTTCTATTTTGTCTCCGTTGATAGAAAGATACATTTTCTGTGGAACTGGAGGCATTTCCAGTTTTGGGCACGAGGCCGTTGGTTTGATTTCTGGCTGCACTCTTACGCACCCAGAAAGCAGCAAAAACAAAAAAACGGCTAGTCCTCTTCTATAAGGCAGCATATAGAGTTTTCTCAGCCTTGCGCCTTCTGACAAGGCCCACAACCACGCTTCCGTTATCGTGGGTCCAATTCATAAAAGCATTTGCTGCTCGGTCGTATTGGCCCCTGCAGTGATATTTGAAAGCGTCAGACGTGTGCAGCGCGCCCATGCCTATGTTAAAGCCTAAACAGATAAGAGCATCGAACTGATTCTGAGTCGTTAGAATGCCATCAAGGAAATGAGTGAGGATGCTTTCACGAGAGGCGAGGTCTGCGCTGAGCTGCTGGACGCAATGTTCTTTTGTCCAAATCATGCCTTTTTTAAGTTCTTTTCCCGTGTGCCCATAACCAATAGTTAGGACTCCACCCGTATCAAAATATGCCGTAGTTCTACAGCCTTCGAACTCGGTAATAAGGTTTATTCCAGTTTGACTGGTTTTCATTTTCTTCCGTCCTTCAAAACGTCTTGAAGGTCTTCAGAAGGATCAATTGTCTCGACTTTATCTCCCGTGGTCTTGAATCCAACAATGCCCGTGACAAGGCTAATAATAGTCAGAAGAACCCACTTCCACGTTCCATCTGGCATTGATGAAACAATACCGATTGCAGGAACTAAAATGGCGTAAGCATTGAAACCTTGATTGGTGTTCAAGTTAGCCATTGGCTCGCACCGCAAGAAGAAGAAGCTTAACGATAGTGTCCACCGCCGTATTGCTGAGACTGGTTGCAAAAGACTTCACCAAATCTGCAGCGGATTGATGTTTAATTACAGAGTCGATTGCACGTCCTTCTAAATCAGAAATCAGGTTTTTGATTCGAGTGATTTGAGGGATACTAAGTTGGCTATCAGACAGCCATTTAACAATCAAACTAATAGATGTAGAAATTATGATGTTCATTTTGTACCTTTTTTAATCGTTGATTTTTTAACTGGAGTTTTCTTTGGAGCTGCCTTTTTGATTGCTTCTACTGGTTGATTAAGTTTTGCCTTTGGCTTGGTGGCCTTGAGCTTTTTGTCTGGATGGTGTTCTGGATGGCGGTCGAAATAAGAGCCTATAACTGGCTCAGCATCGAATGATTTGGGCTTGAAGAGTGACAATAAGCGTTTGAACATCGCTACTCCTTGTCGGCTTTCCGATCTAGCTTGGTAATTATGAGGTCTAGCGTGTGCTCCATTCTTGAGAGCCTTTGGTCTAGGTCTGTCTTTTTAACGTATTCGTTGGGAAGCAAAAGCTCCAGATTTCTCATATCTCTAGCTAACTGGCTTTGATTGTCAGATACCGTCCGTTGGCTGGTAGAAATGCTTTTTGTCCACCATCCAATCACACCACTGACGATCATGTAGAACAGAGATACTGCAGCGATAGTTGCCTCCCAGCTCATAGTTGCTCCTTATTCAGCAGGAGCGGATTCTTCTCCTGCTGGCTCTGCTTCAGCTACGGGAGCTTCAACAGGCGCGGGAGCCTCTTCCTTGGCGATTTCATCGGCCTTTGCTGCAAGGTCTGCAGCGACTTCGGAAACAAGCTTTGCTTCTTCAGCTTCGACCCATTCAATAAGCTCTTTCAATTCCTTACGAGCCTCGGAAGTCATATCCAACACAATTTGTTTTAATGACATTTAAATTCCTCTTTAAACAAAATTATCTTTGGCAGAATCATCTGCATTTTCAGCAACAGCATCTTCATTTGATGTTGCAATTTCTTCAGCTTGTTTTTGGTGCACCTGTTGAACTCTCAGCTTGTAAACAAGCATTTCAACATTTTCCATTGGAAGCTTGCGGAGGCCAATAAAAATCAAATCCAAATCATTTTCATCAATCGTAAATGTAAAAGCCATTTTTTTCCTTTTTAAACGGTTGGTTTGGTTGGTTCTTCTGGAAGAGCTGCTAAAAAATCTCCAGAAGATGCAGGAAGGTTCCCCGCGCAAATAGTGTACGCTTGAGACCAAAAACTGTCACGCCAACCGTTTAAAGCCTCAGCATCTGCTTTATATTGAGCGTCAGTTGATCCAAGATAAGAAAGCGCAAAAATGATTGAGTCATAGCCCCAAGAATAAGCAACAGCATCAAGCTTAATTCGGGCCTTATTCAAATAATCCTGAACAGTTTGCTCTTTTAGAATTTCTTCGTATGCGGGAGATTCGACCACTTGACCTTTGGCTACAACATATAAAGAAGGGTTTTGAATCACTTCTTTGGCACAAGTCAAAGCCTTGTCTGGGATAGTGCCGTCTATAGTTGACCCAACTCCAGTGATTATTCCTGTTGAATCATAAAAACAATAAAACTCTTCCATTTTTGTTTCCTTTTAGTAGTTTGGAACGTAAATTCCAGATAAATGAATAGAAAAAGATATTCCAGCAGCACCAACGATTGATGCTGAATTTCCTCCTGCAGCTACAGGAACAGCCCACATATTAGCAATGGTCAGCTCGGTATGATCCGTGTCTACTTGTCCGCCATTTATGTATAGGGTCATGTCATTTCCAGCAGGAGCTGGCTGGGCATTATTCCTACTTGCAACAACAAATAAAGTACCAGCAACAGGAGCGGTAAACGAAAAAGAAGTGCTTACAGTGGTGTTACTTGCATAAACCCTTGGAGCATTCAACGCTTGAGGAGCATTGAAATAAGTCAAATAATTTGCAGCATCAAAAACCTGAGAACCACCAATGGTCAAGTTGGAAAAGTCTGTTTGTGATGTTGTTGCTGAATTTCCAGAACAGTTGCCAGTTACATTTCCGGTTAAAGGACCAATAAATCCAGAGGAGTTTGTCAGAGCCCCTGACATTGTGTCTCCAGCTTTATTGAGTGGAATGTAACCTAGAGCAGAGGTCACGTCTGTTGAAGTAAGTGATACCGTACCGACTCGACCGTTAAAGCTTGCCACCTTTGCAGAGTCAGCAAAAACGATGTTCGCACCATCACCATAGATATAGGTCGATTGTCCCTGAGTTAGAGTCACACCCGTACCGGATGCGGTTTTAGCGGTAAGAGTGAAAGCTCCAGTTGTATTGTTCTGAACAATCCATTCTCCAACAACGGCAGGAAAAATAATATTCCTTGCAGCGGTAATTGCTCCAGATACGATTAGTATCGGATAAGCTGCCTGAAGCTGAGAAAGAGTTATATCAGTAGTCGTAATGGTTATTGCCTGAGAGCCTTCAAAAACCAAAGAAGTCCAGCCAGCTCCACCCGTGTCGGGATTGCTCGTATTGTTTTCCGTGGTATTGACCCACAATCCACTAAACGCTGCAGCCTGAAGAACCGCGCCTTTAGGATAGCCTCCAATGGTCGTAGAAAAAGCAGAGTCATAAGGAAACATTCCACCCGCTTCTTGCCATTGTTGTATTGCAGTTATTTCATTCAGGATTCCGTTGAAGTCAGCACCAAATGGAGGAACACCGCCTGAACTTATGGGCTGAAACGTCAACGGAGGGAATCCGTCAGTCAGGGAAGCTTTCCCATTCGTGATTCCAACCTGAGAAGCTTGTGGAATCGTATTTTTGTAGCTCGAACCTGCTGAGTTAGCAAAAGGAATCGGAATCTTTGTTGGGATGTTTGTGCTTAACATATCTGATCCTGTTAATAAGTGACGTTGACGAGTACACCAGCGGGTCTAGGAAACACCCCTGAGCTTTGAACAATGGCAAGCTGCCAAGCATTCGGAATGAAGTTGAAATGATACGTCAGGCTCATATTTAGGCCATCTATCACATAAACGATTCCATAAGGGCTTCCAGATACCGAAGTGCCAAAAAAATACTGGAGAAAGCTGTTGATATTTGGAATCGACAAATTGCTGATATTGACCGCTGCCTTGACCATAATCAGGCGGCGATAAA